AGACAGGCGCCGGGAACCGGATCGAAGTGATCAAAGTAATGCGCATGATGGGCGAACTGGTACAAAGCGACCCGGGCAAACTGGCGAACCTGGGCGGGGCGGCAAAACCCGCAGGAAGTGACACATGGTACAACAATTCAAAGATGTAAATTTTAAGTTAAAAAGAAAGGATGATGAAACATGGCAACGATTGGAATGGATCGTCTTACACTGAACGACCTGCGCAAACGCAGCGACGGCAATGGAAAACTGGATGAGATTATGGAAGTGCTGGCAGCGTCCAACCCGATTTTGGATGATATGACCTGGATTGAAGGCAATCTTACGACGGGCAACCGGACCACGATGCGCAACAGCATTCCCAAACCGTCCATCCGTTATATCAACAGAGGTATTGAGCCCACCAAAAGCGATACCAAGCAGATTACGGATACCTCCGTGATTTTGGAAGCACGTAGCGAAGTGGACGTTGAATGGCTGGCGCTGGCATCTGACAAAGAAATGGCCCGCCGCAATGAGGACATGGCGCATATCGAAGGCTTTGGGCAGACTTTGGCCGATATGGTTATTTATGGCAATACCGAACTGGATCCGGATACGTTCAACGGGCTGGACATCCGTCACAGGAAACTGTCCGTAACCGATCCGACAAAACCCGGCTATACCACCGTTGACGCGGGCGGCACCGGCAGTGCGCTGACTTCTGCGTATTTCGTGGACTGGGGTCCCCGCAGCATCACCGGCATTTACCCGAAGGGAGCTACGGCAGGCCTGGACCACAGGGACCTGGGCGAACAGACCGTGGAAGACCGCGACGGCAAAAAATTCCAGGCGATGGTTTCCCTGTTCAACTGGAAATGCGGCCTGACGGTCCGCGACTACCGCGCTGTCGGCGCGATCCGTAACATTGACAGCGGCGTGTTCAAGTCCGGCACGGCAGCCCAGAAGCTGGCGGCGTTGAGTTCTTTCCTGACCGTAAAGAACCGCGTACGCCGTCCGGACAAAGGGATCTGGTATGTATCCAACGAACTGTACACGGCCATGGAACTGTTCCTGATGGACAAGAACAATTCCTATGTGACCCGTGACACCATCGAAGGCGGCATCCCGGTGATCCGGTTCGCAGGCAACCGCGTGGTGAAACTGGACGCCATCTCTGACGCGGAATCCCAGATCGTTTAATTTAAACATTTTTAAGAAAGGAGTATATCACCATGATTCCTGATTATGAAAATATGTTTTTGGACAAAAAGGCGGCCAGCTCGTACGGTACGACCGCCGCGTATTCCGACCATGTAGTGGCCAACGGCAACGGCGGCAGCGCGTATGATCCGCCGTTCCTGTTTATCAATGTATCCGGCGCAGCGACTGCAGGCGGCAATATTACCGTAGTGCTGCAGACTTGTGACGCGGAAGGTTTCGGCAGCAACGTGGTGGACATGGCCACGTATTACGTTCCCATCGGCGCGCTGGGCACCGTGGTAAAGGAACGCATTCCCTACGGCGGCCTGAAATTTTACCGCCTAAAACTGACCGGTTCCGCTTCCGTGACCGGCAATGGCAAGATTACCGCTGGCTTTGTGCCGGACGTAGACCTGCCGCTGTAATGTAAAACAAACCAAAGGGCTGTCGCATGGCAGCCCTTTTTTAAAAAGTGAGGCAACATCATGAACATTACCGACATCTGCAATACGGCCCTGAACCATATAGGCAAAGGGACGGTGACATCCGTGTCGGACCAGAACGAACTGGGACGCACGCTGAAGATACATTACGATATGCAGCGGCGTTGGCTGCTGACAGAATATAACTGGGGATTTGCCAGAAGAACGGAAAAGCTGTCCTGGCTGGACGTTAAAGTACCGGGCTGGGATTACGTTTATGCCTATCCGAATGACTGCCTGATGGTGCGGCAGGTGTATAACGAAGAGACGGGCAGCGTGGAGAACCCATACGACATTGTAAATATCAATGACAACACGAAAGCGATCGTCTGTAATTTGGCAGGCGCATATATAGATTACACCTATGATGTTAAAGATGTGGATATCTTTTCGCCGGATTTCCAGCAGGCGTTAAGTTATTTTGTGGCCGGCGCGATTGCGTTACCGCTGGCAGGTTCGGCGGCCATGGGGCAGCAGATGAAGAACGAAGGGGCAATGATGCTGAACCAGGCGAAGACAAGGACCATGCAGGAACGACACAAAAAGCCGGAATATGTAAGCGCGTACGTGAGGGGGCGTTGGGATGGCTGACGGAAGGATGTACATAATGCAGGCCAGCTTTGCGGCCGGGGAGATATCGCCGGAAGTAGCGGCCCGTGTTGACCTGGACAAATACCAGGCGGCGCTGCTGCAGGCAGAGAACTGTTTTATCCGTCCGTACGGGAGCGCGTACCGGCGACCGGGGCTGAAATACGCTTATAAGACAGACACAGGGTACAAACTGTTGCAGGAATTTGCCGTAGATTCGGATAGCAGCTACCTGCTGGAATTTCGGGAATCATACCTGCGCGTGTATGCACCGGACGGGGATACACTGGTAAAAAAGGCCACAGTATCCACTCCGTTCTATGGACAGGAACTGCACCGGCTCCGGTTTGCCCAGTCGGCGGATGTGATGTTTATCGCCAGCGGGAACCATCCGGTACAGGTTCTGACAAGACATAGCGATACGAATTGGACCATGGCGGACATGGTATTGGACGCCAGTTATTATGATGTGATGACGGAGACGGAAGGCGTGACGGTATCCGCGTCCGCCACGACAGGCACGGTGACGCTGACGGCATCCGGGAGCATATTTTCTGCAGGGCAGGTAGGAAACTGGATTCGGCTGACACATGATGTGCCGGCCGTAACGCAGACGTTAAACGGAACCGGGACAAGCGCTGAATTGCTGGCAGGGGAAAAAGGCTGGAAGGTAATATCCCATGGCACATGGTCCGGTTCATTTTCCGTGGAATATTCAAAAGATGGGACGAACTGGAAGACGTTGCGGACCTATTCTTCTAATAACGATTATAACCCGTCGGAGACAGGAACGTTTGATGAACCGACATATATCAGGATCAGCGCAACGATCACTGATGGCAGCGTGACCATAGACCTGACGAGGCTTCCATACAAACACAAAGGAACGGTGAAGCTGACGGGCTACACCGATGGCACGCACATGACCGGCACCGTGGTAGATCAGTTGGCTTCCACATCTGCCAGTGATGCCTATGCCTTTGGGCCATGGTCGCCATCGTACGGGTATCCGGCCTGCGTGGCGTTCTTCCAGGACAGGCTGTGCTTTGCGGCAAACGCAAAATATCCGTACATGGTATGGATGTCCCGCACCGGGGACTATTTCAACTTCGGGACGGAAGAAATTAGCGGTACGCTGACGGATGATTCGGCTATCGCATTGAGTTTTATCAGCCGGAAAGATTTCCGGATACTGCATTTAATAGCCACGTCGGACCTGATCGTCATGACGGAAGGAAACGAATGGATCATATCCGGCAGCAGCACGGTGACGCCCACGAAAGTGACGCCGCAGCTGCAGACGTTCCGGGGGTGTACGGATGTGGAGCCGGTAATCATCGGAAGCGATATCATCTATGTGCAGCGGCGCGGCAAGACCGTGCGGGATATGCAGTACAATTACGCGTCGGACAGTTATGACGGCGCGGACCTGACATTGCTGGCCAAACACATCACAAAAGAAACGACGATTGTGGACGCCACCTATAAACAGGAACCGGACAGCATGCTGTTCTTTGTAATGAAGGACGGGACCTGCGCATGCCTCACGTATGTGAAAGACCAGAAGGTATACGCATGGAGCCGTATTGTAACCAATGGAAGCATTAAAAATGTTTGCGCGATAGCTTCCCCGGACGGAGAACGTGTATATTTCATGGTCAGCCGGGGAAATGGAATGTTCATCGAAGAACTGGCAGAGCCGGAAGAACATATACTGCTGGATAATTCCGTGAACATACTGACGGAAGAAAAAGTGAACACGGTTACAGTTGCGCACCTGGCAGGGTGCAAGGTGGACGTGCTGGCAGACGGGGATCATCATGCGGGGCTGCAGTGTGACGCAAATGGTGTGGTCGCTTTGCCGGATGGCATAAAATGCGAACAGTTTGTGGTAGGAATGCCATACAAGACGGTCATGGAACTGCCGAACATTGAAGTGCAGATGCGGGACGGCACCATGCAGGGACGAAAAAAGAAAGTATCGGAAGCGATTTTGCGGCTGACGGACAGCCTGGGCGGTGAGATCGGTGTGACGGAAACGCTGGTGGACCATATCAATTACGATGAGTTTGGCGACCAGGTTGTGAAGCTGTACAGCGGGGACAAGCACGTGACGGTTCCCAATGTGCCGGTCGGAGGCTTTGAAGATACTGGGCGCGTGGTGATTACACACAGCAGCCCGTATCCGTTCAATTTAAGCAGCATCGTGAGGGTGGTGACGTTAGGTGGTTAAGTTTAAGAGGATTAAAGTACCGACTATGGCGCTGGTGAATGAACTGATGCAGGACATGCGGAAGCCGGACATCATGGAATTGTTGATGGGGCCGGTACATCCGGACCAGGCGGTTTTTGACAGCATCGCCAACAGCCGCTACTGTTACGCTGTGCGGGACAAGGAAAACAACCTGCTGGCCGTTACCGGAATAGCAGCCGGGCAAATAGAAGTGGCAGGGACAATGGCTACGCCGGTATGGTTTTTGGGGACGAAAAAAGCCTATCGGCACAACAGGGCGCTGGTCTATTATGGGAAACAGTTTTGCGAACGATGGATTTATGAGGCAGGTCCGCTGTGCAATTATATTTGGATTGGAAACGAACCAAGCATCCGGTACATACGGCACCTGGGCGCGAGGCTGCTGCCGCCGGAAGAAAAAGGGAAACACAGGGAGATGTTTATCCCGTTTATTTTAAGTGATGTGAAGAGGTGAAAAAAATGTGCAGCATTACGATGGCACTGACAGGGCTGATGACAGGCATGCAGATGGCGTCCCAGCACCAGCAGACAAAAGCGGCGGTGCAGACGGCGGAAGCACAGGCGGAAGCGGCGGAACAGAATGCGAAGCTGCAGAACCGGCAGGGGGAACTGATCGCCGAACAGTACGGGCAGAAACAGCGGGAACTGGACAACCGGCGCAGGCTGGTACAGGGAGCGCAGCGGGCAGAGGCAGGCGCGTCCGGGATTGCCGGAGGCATGGGGACCGCAATGGACATGCAGGTGGCGACGACGAACGCCTGGCAGGAAGACAGCGAGAACCTGCTGGGGAACCAGCGGGAATCCGTATATAACAATTACATCAAAGAAGTGAACTACCGAAACCAGGCAGAATCGTACCGCGCACAGGCGGCTGCAGCAAAACGAGCCGGATCCATGGCGCAGTGGGGCACATTGCTTTCCGGGGCAGCGTCGCTGTATGGGTTAAAGACGGCATCCAGCACATCGGCAGCGGCAAAGAGTACAAGCGCAGGGATAGCCAGCACGCCGACGGCGGCAGGGTACGCGGCGCAGGCATCCGATACCATGATGAAAGGCGTCAATACCATGGGATTTAATTTGCCGGCACAGACAAAGATCGGGCTGGGCGGCATAGCCTATAAACCGCAAAAGATTTATAATCTCGGCTGGACGCCAACCAAAGATTTATATACGTTCGGAGGATAAGACCATGCAGTTACCGGTATACACACCACAGGTACAGAAAACGGCGGGAAGCGACGCAAGGATTGCCGTGCCGCATAACATAGGGGCGGCAGCGGAACTGGCGGGACAGGGCATCAATGCGCTGGGCAAAGGCGTGGGCGCGGTGAACGCGGTGCTGTTCAAACAGGCGGCGGATGCGGACAAGACCACGGCCACGGCAGCCAACAACGAATACACACAGCGACTGAACGATGTGCTGTATAACGATAAAGACGGGCTGCTGCACACACAGATGAAAGGCGCGGACGGTATCACGTCCGAGTTTGAAGAAAAAGAAAAACAGATACGGGAAGAAATAGCAAAGAAATATAAATTCAACTTCAATGCAGGCCGTCAGGAATTTGACAACATGGCCGGCCGGACATATGCGCAGCGGATGACAAACGTCCAGAACCACATGTATGCGGAAAGCAAAAAGTACAGGGACGTGATGTTCAGCAATGCCATTGATAACCAGGCGCGTTTCGCGGCAGATAATTATGCAGACGCCGCCATGGTGGAAGACGCCATGGCAGGGGCGCTGGCCAATGTGGACAATTATTATGCCGGGCAGGGAACGGAAGTGGTGGAACAGCAGCGCCGGCGTATTGCCGGTCAGATTGCCCAGCAGGTGATCAACCGGGCCTACGCGCAGGGAGACACCGATGCGGCGGAAAGCTATATTGAAAAGTACGGCAGCTATATGGATTCGCAGACTTTGACCGGTTATGCCAAAAACGTATATGCCAGCCGTATGGAAACGATGCAGGAGGTATCAGCAAAGACGTTGTTCTCACAGTTTGGCGATAACCTGCAGGCTGCGTATGATCACATCTTTTCGGACGGATTTTCTGGCAATGGAAACAGCAGCAGTTCTATTGCATGGTTTAAAAATATGTCAGACCGGGGCGAAGGCTGGGGCAGAAACACTTGCACTAAAGGCGTCAATGCGGCGCTGGAGGCTGGCGGATTTAAACCTATCCCGTGCTGGGCGCCGACTGCCTGGGAGCAGGAACATGCGGCAGGGCGGACGTTTACCAACCGGAACCAGCTGCGAAACGGCGATATCGTTTACTGGGACAGCGCCGGGGACGGTGATGCATCCCATGTAGGCATCTATGATGCCAAGACTGGCATGGTTTACCAGAGCGGGACCAGCGGCTTTAGGCCGATATTACTGGACGCGTATAAGCTGATTGGCTTCTCCCATCCGCAAGGCCGTGCGGCTACGCCGGCGGAAAAGAAAAAACTGTGGGCGGCATATCAGCAGGAAGTCAATTTAAATAAACGATTCGAGCAGCAGCGGGAACAAGATATCACAGATCAGCTGGACAGCGAGTTTTTCCAGATGTATAAGAACGGAGTTACTGATCCGGAGACGTTCCGGGCGGCGGTGGTCCAGCGGGCAGGTGATGATCCGAAACTGTTCCGGAAGCTGACCAGCCTGGCAGGAAGCTATGCCCGTGTAGCCAAAGG